ACACGCCCTCGCTCACCCGCGCGTTGTCCCACGCCAGCGGCACAAACTGGTCCGCCATGCAGTACCCCAGCCGGATCGCGCGCTTTAAGGCTCCCTCTCCGGGGGAGCTGCCGGCGCCTGCGCTGACTGAGGGAGTTCTCCGCTCCGGCTCGGCCCACACCTTCATCGCCGCGCCGCCGAGCGCCAAGCCCTGCTCGATCAGCTCCTGCATCTTCTCGCCGAAGGCGTTCTTCCGCAGCACGTCTTCGACGAATTCCCGCAGCGGGTCCGGGTTCAGGATCGCGCCGTCCGCGTCCCGCTGCTCCGTCCAGCCGTTCGTGCTGACGCTGACCTGGCATTCCTCGCCCCATACCAGCCCCGCCAGCTCCGCGCACACCGCCTTGGCCGTGTTCAGCCGGAACAGCTGCCGCGTCGTCCCCGGCTTCGCGCCCACCGCCGCCACCGGCACCACGTGCCACGGCTTGTACAGTCCGCGGTACAGGTACTTCCAGACGAAGATCCCGTAATAGTAAAACTGGCTGAACGCCGGCACGCCGCCCAGCTCGAATATGTCCCTGAACTCACGGGCGATCCCCGTCGCGCTCGCCGTCCTCTGCACCAGCCCTCGCCCCCAACTCTTGATGGTGTCCCAAACCTTCATCGCGTCACCGCCTCAGCCAGTCGTCGAATTTATCGGCCAGATATATGATGCCGCAAACCACGCCGCAAACCGACAGAATCAGAAAGACGATCATTCCGCCCTCCGGTACATCTCTTCCCCATACACGATCTGCCCCACGTGCCCGACCTTGATCCGGCTGTCGCAGGCGATCCGCGCGTCGATGTCCGTCGCGCGCTTGCAAAATGACAGATCTTCGGACAGATGCGGCAGCGGCGTAAACGGCCCCGTCCTGAACACATCCGCGCGCTTCAGCAGCTCCGTCTTCATCATCACGGCCCCGAACCCGCACCCGGCCACCGGGAAAACCTCGTCCCTCGGATAGTCAAGATAAGGCTCCGCCTTGCCGTCTGACATCGTGATGCTCCTGTAGATCACCGGCGTCACCGGCAGCTCCCGCTTGAAGTACAGCCCGCAGGCCATGTCCCATCCGTCGTCCAGGTCCTCGCCCAGCCTCACCATCAGATCCTCGCCGAACACCATGTCGCTGTCGATCCACAGCACCCGGTCCGCGCCGCTCTCTATGGCCTCCCGCGCCAGCAGGTTCCTGGCGTCAGCGCAGCTCGCCCGCACGATGAAGCTGAACCGGCTCGGGCAGTCCCGCTTCAGGCTCAGCATGCAATACGCCGTCTGTACCGGCATCACGTCCATTGCCGGCACCGCGATCAATACCTTGCAATCCCTCATGGCAGCCTCCGTTTCACGGCCTTCCGCCTCAGCGGAAAATCCCCGCCCGCATTCCTTGTAGGGGCGATCTCCGCATCGCCCGTTCCTCAAATCCCCGCCCGCAGGCGGAATGGATCATCCCCCCGTGCCTTTCCACCCGTCGATCAACCACGGGATCTCCCGCTCGAACGCGTACTCCATCGCGTCCAGGCTGTCCACGTTCACCGTTCCGTCGTCCAGCCGCACGTCCTCGGTCGCCTTCCTCGGGTCCCATACGGCGTTCTTCAGCGCCTCGATCGTGTGCGCGCAGCCCCGCGCCACGAAAAACCGGCCCGATCCCATCAGGATGCAGGCCGCCCGGATCCGGTCGTTGATCGGCCGCTTCAGCGCGTTGCCGATGTTCAGTCCCACGCCCGCCGCCGCGCAGGCGGCCCGCAGCCCGTTGATCAGCGTCTGCTCCGCGCTGTCGCACCAGCACTCCGCCACGATCCACCGCGCCTGGCACCGCCGCACGAAGTCCACGAAAGCCTCGGCCAGCCGGGCCGGCGTCAGCGCCTGCTTCTCGTAGTATTCCGCCAGCACCGCCAGCCGCCCCTGTACCGTGAACCCCAGCGCGCAGAACGCGTGCGCGCTGCTGCCGCCGCCGAAGTCCACGCCGATCACCACGTTCCGGATCGCGTCCCCGGGCGGCAGGTCGTCCACCACGTACCGCTCCGGCGCGTCCGCGAACTGCCGGTAGATCAGCCCCTCTGCCACCGCGCGTTCGCCCAGGATGTCGCGCCGGTACCATACCGTCTCCGGGTCGTACCGGCTTTCGATCTCCCGCAGCCGCTCCTCGGTGATCGTCGCGTTGTCCCGGATCGTGAAGTGCTCGTACAGATAGCCGCCCTCGATGCCGTGCTCCCGGTATCGGTCGATATACTCCCCGTAGATGGCCGCCCCCGGTCCGCAGGGGTTCAGGTCCCACAGCGTGAACGGCTTCGCCGCCGCCAGCTGTCGCCCCGTCGCCACCTTCACGAAGCTCGTCCGGCTGTCCGGACAGTCATAGTGCTCGTTGATCTCCGTCGCGATCCACAGCCCGTAGCTGTTGCCCAGGATGCGCTTGTAGCTGTCCGCCTTCGCGCCGCCGGCGAAGATCACGATCTTCTCCCCGGCCTGCGTCCGGATGTACAGCGCCTCGTTGTCCCGGTACTTGCCCCACCGGCACCTCCCCCGGAACAGCGCCTCCAGCCCGAAGCCGTTGCACACGCCGATGTTCAGCTTCGCGTTCGCCATCGTGCTGCCGCTCGCCAGGTGGAACCGGTCCGGCGTCGTCTCCAGGTACGCCGCCGCGATGATGCAGTGGTCGATCGTCTTCCCGCTGCGGATCGCGCCCTCGGCCACGCACATCCGGTGCTTCAGCGCCGCCCGGATATACGCCTTGTGCTTCGTGCTGAACGCCCCCCATGGTATCGTCGCCGTCTTGCTCATACGCCCCGCCTCCTTCGCTGCGCCCGGCTCAAGCGCTCATGCGCTCAGTCCCCCAGCATCTTGGCCAGCGGCGTCAGGTCCTCCACGTCGCCGCCTGCACCGCGCGCGCCGCCGTCCTCCCAACCGAAATTGACGCGAAGAGAAAACATGGCCCCCCGGCATCCGTCGCTGTCGTATAGCCGCTCCTCGGCGTATTCGGCCACGCGCTCCCTGGCCGCCTCGATCGCCGCGCGGTAGTCGGCTCGGCCCTCATAGTTGAGCAGACTCTGACGGCTTCTGAACCCCAGCGCCCTGGCCAGGCCGCCCATGGTCGGCGGCTTGCGCCCGATATAGACCACGTTCCCGCGCCGGTCGATCAGCGGTCCCCCTGTCTCCGGATCCTCGGCCGGCTCGCCTTCGCACGCGTCAAAATACGCCGAGATCTTGGCCTCGATCTCGGCGACGTCCTTGTATTTGGGCGGCCTGCCGCGGCCGCGCATCCTCGCGGCCATCGCGCCGCCTCCCTTCCATCGACGCGCGCGCGCAGGCGTCTGCGCGCGCCGTCGTGACCAAAAAATCGCATGATAATGCCGCGCCGGGAGGGGATGGGCTCGGCGCGGCCGTCGTCGTCTCCTGCGGTCTGGCCGCTCGGATCGACGCTTGCATTATAGCACGGCGGATGCCCCGCCGCATTACCCAAATATTTAACGCAGCTTGTCGTCCAAAATCATGAAAAACCCCAGCCGGACGGCGTAAAACTGCCGCCGCCCGCACGGCGGCCGATGCTTGAGAGTCTCATAGCATCGTCCCTCGGTCACCGCCTCGATCAGCGCCGGCGCGATCGCGCTGCCTCCCGCGATGTGCGCCGCCTCCTCGACGGCCCGCACGCGCCGCCGCGCCCACTCCGTCGCGTCCGCGATCCCGGCCGCCGCGTTGCCGGTCGGGTCCGGCTGCCGCCATGCCCCGCTGCGCCGCGCCGGCCGGTCCGTCAAGCCCGCCTGCGCCCGCCGGATGTCCCGCTTGTGGCGCCGGTATTGCAGACAGACAGCCATCAGCTCGGCGTATCGCTCCGGCGTGATCCCCTCTCTCTCCAGCGCCCTCGGATGACTCCGCATATGTCCCCCTCCCCTCTGGTCTCCGTCCGCCTCAGCCTGGCGTAGATGTAAGCCCCTGCGCAGTAATCCGAGTAGCGGATCACCGGCTCCTCCTCCAGCTCATGCCCCGGGTAGACCGCGCTGAATACCGCCTGTGCGTCGCCCGCCACGTCGGCCGCCACCATGGCCGCCCTGCGCCGGCTCACCTTGCGGTCGCTGACCGTCGCGAAAGGCTCCCGCAGGTTGCGGCTGTGGTCCCAGCGCCGTATGCGCCGCCCGTCCGTGTCCACCTCCTCGGTGCTGTGGTGCTTGGTCAGATATTTGGCCAGCCCGGCGATTTTCCCGGCGCGGACCGACAGCCGGTCGCACCGCGCGTCCCCGTGCGGCCACAGCGCCTGCAGCGCGTCGCGGTCCAGCCCCGGCGCCTCGATGACGAGGTGGAAATGATACCGCACCGGCTCCGGGCGCGGCCCCTGGCGGTTGCTGTGCGTCATCTCCAGAACGTACAGGTATTTTAGCCCTTTGGGATCGCCGCCCTGGCGCGCGATCATCCGCCGCACCCGCTGCCAGTAGGCCCGCAGCGCTTTGCGGGCATCGCCCTCCGAGAGTGGCAGTCCCCTCTCTCCGTATCGCGCCATGGCGTCCTCATAGCTCATGTGTCGCAGGTCCGCCGCGCCGTAGTCCCACGTCAGCGTCATCACGTAGGCATCCGCCCCAAAATTGAGCGTGATCAGCCGCCGCACCCGCGCCTCCGCGTGCCGCCGGTTGAGCGCCGCCTGACATGCCCGCTGTTTGTGCCGCGCCGCCGCCTCTGCTCTGGCCGCCGCTCCGATCCTCGTCAGCGGGTAGCACTCCACCTCGATGATGTCGCCCATCCGCCAGGTGCGCGTCCGGATCCCGCCGACCTCCGCCCGGTTGTACGTCCCCCTGGGCAGGTCGTATAGTATCTCGTACCGGCTCCCGTCGCTCAGCCGCCCGCCGCTCATGCGCCCGCCCTCCATGTGCCATATATTAATACGGTATACAAGCCCGCGCAGGGCCCCGCGGCCCATCATATAATAAGTAACCCAAAGCGTTGCCCTCTGGGGGTGGCGCGAAGCGCCGGATGAGGTCCCCGCCGCAGCGGCGTCCCCCCGTCCCCCAGCTTCCTCCCCGAGGGAGGTGGCGCGAAGCGCCGGATGAGGTCCCCGCCGCAGCGGCGTCCCCCTCTCTCCGCCTCACACCCCGCAGGTCAGGGCCCCGGTCGTGCCGGGGCCCTCAACTCCGGGCTGTGCTAACTCCTCAGGTAATCCTCGATCACCTGCGCCGCCGCCTCCCATCCGCGGCACACCTCCGCGCGGTATCCGTGCTGCGTCAGCTGCCTAAGCCATATCTGCTGTGCCGCGCTCAGCCGCCCGCCGTCGCGCCGCTTGAGCTCGATCCTCAGCCCGTGCCACTCGCCCCGCGCCACGTCCAGCGCCACGTCCGGCACGCCCTGCCGCACGCCCATGGCGCGCAGCTTGCCGGCCTCGGCGCGGTTGCGGCTGCCTCCGTTGGGGATGTGATAGAGCCAGTTGAGCTCCGGCATGGTCCGCATCCGCCACGCCGCCCAGGCAAACAGCATGATCTGCTCCTCGTCCTCGCTTGGCGTCTCGCGCGCCTGGGCGGCGGCGGCCGGCCGCCGCTTGTGGGCGGCCTTGTCCCTGTGCCCCTTGCCGCCTGACTGCCGCCCCGCCTGCCAGCCCCGCAGGTCGTCCTCGGTCCATCTCATGGCTGCCCCCCCAATGACTGCATCAGCGCCGTGCAGGCGCTCGTCATCGCCTTGGCCAGCATCAGCGCGGTCCCCGCGTCCTCCGATTTGACGTCTCTCAGCAGGTCCAGCGCGCGGCGGAACGTCGGCTTGATTTGTGCGTCGTAATACGCGCGGAACCGGTCCGACGCCGAGCCCGCCGGCGGCGCGCCGGCCGTCCCCTGTGCCTGCCCCTCGGCCAGCCGGGCGCGCAGCTCGTTGAGCTCCCGCGCTACCGGCTCGGGGATCACCTCGACCACCCGCGGCTCCGGCGCCTCCGATGCCGCCGCTATATCGGCCTCCAACCTGGCGATCATCCGCTTGGCATCCGCAAGCTCCTTGGCCGTGTCGTTGGCGCGCCGCACCGCGTCCGCCGCCTGCTGCGTGCTGGCGTTGGCCTCGTCCGTGGCCTGCTCGTAGTGCCTCCGCAGCCACTCCGCCGCGGCGCTCTCCGCGTGCGCCTGTGCCCGCGCCTCGGTGAGCTGCTCCTGCAGCTCGGCCTCGCGTGTGCTCGCCGCCGTCGCCCGCGCCTGCGCCAGGTTGATCTCCATCTGCCGCGCGTCGCTCTCCGATCTCAGCTGTTTGATCTCGGCCTGCAGCTGCCGCACCGACAGCCCCCTGTCGCTGACCTGCTCGGCCAGCGCCTCGCGAGCATCCTCCGGCGCGGCGAGCAGCGCCACGGCGTGGCTGTAATCCAGGCGCGCGATGCTCTCCGGGATCCCGTCGTCGCGGCCGTAATCCTCGTACAGTCGCATCATGTCCTGGGCTTTGCGGAGGCTGTAGTTGACGTTGGTTTTGATCCAGGCCTCGAAACGCCCCTTGGGCAGCAGCCCCTGCACCTCGATCAGCCGTTTGCCGATGCCCAGCGCCGCGGCGATCACCGCGCCCCGCGCCTGCTCCTCGATCACGTTGATCTCGCAGGCCAGCTCCGCCAGCCGCAGCCCCGTCGCCGGATCCATGAGCGTGCCCTCCGCGCCGCCCTCCGTCGCCGGATCCATTGGCGCGCCCTCCGCGCCGCCCTCCGTCGCCGGCGCCGTGCCGCCGTCCCCGGTCTGCGCCGCGTCCGGGTTGATCAGATGCCCTTCGGCGTCGTACCCATCGATGGGCGCGCGCCACTGCACCCCCAGGTCCATCAGCTCGATCTGTCCGGCCATCTGCTCGTGCGTGTCTCGTAAGATCATCTAATCCCCTCCTGTCCTCATGCGCTGCGCCGCTGCTGCCCGCGCTCCCGCCATACCTCCCAAAATAGCGCCAGCATGGCCTTGTACCGCGCGTCCCTCAGGTCATACCGCCCGAAGTCGTTGTGCCACCCACGGTCCTGCACAACGTGCCCCGTTTTGGCGCTGATCTCCACCGTGCGCCATGGCCGGTCCGGCTCGACGGCGCGCCGCAGCACGCAGATCACCGTCTTCCCGCGCGCGTAGCTGTTGATGTAGCTCGCCACGCAGTGCTCCAGCGCCTCGGACTCCCACAGGAGCTCCGCCGCGCTGGCCGCCGGCCGCAGGATCAGCCCGCCGAAGGCAAAGCCGTACTCCGCCTGCAGCGCCTCCAGCCTGGCGGCGATCGCCGCGTCCTCGTCCGCGTGGCTGGCGATGTACGCCCGTCCCGCCAGCCGGTCGTGCGCCTCCCGGAAATCGCGCGGAAACGCCTCCGCGTCGCTCTCCAGGCTCCCGCCCGCCTCTAGCACCATGCGCCAATAGTCCGCGATGTCGCTCAACCCCTCCGCGTGGTGGCGGGCAATGTACTTGAGCGCCTTCGCCCGGCGCGGCGGGGCGAACCGCTCCAGCGCGGCCCAGAGCCTCTCTTTGATCTCTTTGCCCATGAGCCGCGCCGCATACGCCGCGCCCTCCGCGGTCTCGATGCCGCATCGCACGCCGCGCCTGTCGGCGAGCTGCAGCACGGCGATCAGCTCCGCCGTGATCCGGATGCGCTTGCCCTTGATCTGCCCCAGCCGCTCGCGGGACAGGCCCAGCACGCTCGCCATGTCGCGCCCGTGCCAGTTGATCAGCCGCGCCGGGAGCGCGTCCTCCAGCCTGCGCCGGACGACCTCATGCATCCCGAGCTTGGTCATGTACTCGACGCACGGCAGGCGCGTGATCATGTCCATGGCCGCCACGCCGTCGCCCGCGCCGGCAAAATAGCCCTCGTGCCAGGCCCGCTCAAACGGCGTCCCGCGGATCGCGCGCGCGTGGCTGTCCTCCAGCCGGATGCGCTCCGGGATGTGCCCTCCGATCCCTGCGCCCTCGTTGCCAAACGTCAGCCGCGTCATGGACCCACGGCGGGTCCATGTCCAGTCACAGGCCCAGTCGCCTGCGCCGCAGATCGGAGATCCGCACGGCGCATCCTCGGCGTCCGGGATCCACCGCCGCTGCAGCCGCAGGTCCTCCCGGGCCCGCGCGTCAAACACGGCGATGCCCATGACGTGCACGTCCGGCAGCGCCTCCCACGGCGTGCGCGCGTCGGCGTGCCGGTAGTCCCTCCGGCACTGCGCCGCATACGCGACCACGACGTCCGGGTCTGCGGCGGATTTGCGATACCAGATCACGTCCAGCCGGTCAACCATCCCCCGGATACCCCGCGTCACGTGTTTGATCTGCAGCTGCTCGGCGCAGCTAGGGCACCGGGCGATCTCGTTTTGCGGCAGCACCCGCGGCCACCGCCGCCGCCGCTGCTGCTCCAGCGTCGTCTCTCCGCATCGTCCGCAGCGGATCAGCCGCGCCTCTCGCTCGATCCCGTCGTACTCCAGCAGGCCCGTGTCGTCCGACCAGTGATCGATCACCCAGAGATAGCCCGGCATGGCCTCGACGATCCCGTCCATGATCTCGTCCGGAACCATCGTCAGGTCGCCCGCATGCGCCAGCGCATCATCGATCGTCATAGCCCTGCCCCTCCCATCAGCGCGTCCAGGTCAAACAGGTCCTCTTCCGCGTCGTCTTCAAAAGCCTCCCTCTCTGCGGGAGGCGGCGCGCAGCGCTGGAGGGAGTCCCCCGCCTCGGCGGCGTCCCCCGCCCCCAGCCTTCCCCCCTGGGAAAGGTGGCGCGAAGCGCCGGATGAGTCCCCCGCCGCAGCGGCCGTCCCCCCGTCCTCCTTGGCCGTCATGCCGTAATACTCCCGCGCGATCCTGTAGCCCTCTGCGTCGTCGATCACGGCCACGCTGCCGCGCTTGTGCCGCATCGCCTCGGTCCGGATCGCGTCCAGTGCGCCCTCCAGCTGTCTGCCCGGGTCCAGCAGCCGCGCCTCGTCCTCCGGGTGCCGCAGCACCCACTCCGTCAGGTGCTCGCCGATCTTGCTCAGCGCGGGGTCGTGCGCCCGCGCCATCTCGTCGCGCAGCCGGTCGATCCCCCGCGCATACGTCTGCGCCTCGGCCGCCCTGCCCGCTGTCGTCCGTTTTGCCATCCGTCATCCCCTCCTGTTTTTCCCTTAGCCTTCCCCTCTGGGGAAGGTGGCGCGAAGCGCCGGATGAGGTCCCCGCCGCAGTGGCCGTCCCCCGTCCCGCCTCAGTCCCCGCTGATCGTGGCCATGATCTCGCGCTCCGCCTGCGCCCTCTGCCGCACGCGGAAGACGTCTACCGCCGTCTGTACGCTCACCCGGCTCCTGCGCACGTACTCCCGGAGCGTCCCGCCGGCGACCCCGACCCGCCGCGCGGCCTCGCCGATGCTCAGCATCTCGCCGTCCACGGCGTACCGTTTGATCGGTCGTCCCCGCGGCCTGGCGCCGTCCTGCCCCGCCTCTGCCTGGCGCCGTTTATACGCCTCGGCCTCCGTCTCCGCGCGCCGGCGCGCCTCGTAGTAGGCCACCGCCTCGGCCAGCGTGGCGCGCGTGCCGTCGGCGTGCCGGTGCCGGGCCATCCATGCTTTGATAGCCTCGGTGTTGACCTCCAGCCGCTTGGCCTCGGTCAGGATCGTCGTCATCCGCCCGTTGACCATCCACCGTCTCAGTCCTCCGCTCATGCTCCTCGCTCCTCTCGTTTGCCCGTGTGCCGCCGCAGGTCCGCCATGATCCACTGCCGCCGCTGCATCTCGGCGCTGATCAGCCCATAGCAGTCATCGATCCTGCCGTCCTCCGGCGCGCTCTCGTCGATCGCCGCGATCATCGCGGCGAGCTGCCCCCGCATGTACTGCGCGCTCTCGCGCAGCATGTCGCGGAGCGTGTCCGCGCGCGTCATCGCGGTCCCTGCCTCTCCGCGAGCGTGATCATCTTGCCGTCAACCGCTATGATGTCGTAGATCGCCGCCACCGCCTCCAGCGAGACCTGCCCCTCGGCGCAGGCCCGTATGAGTTTGACCCTCGGCTGCCGCGCGCCCGCCGTCATCAGCATCACGCCCGCCAGCGCCAGCGCCGTAAACGCGATGCCCGGCCGCGTCCGCCTCCGCGCGATGCTCGCCGCCAGCCCGACCGCCGCCAGCACGGCGATCACCGTGCCCGCTATGATCATCCCGATCGCCCATCCGCGCATCACCATGTGCGCGTTCATTTGGATCAGTCCGCTCGCTCCCATATATCAACGCCCCTCCACGCCGTTTATCAGCATTTGCCAGCCCTGCCGGATCGCCCAGCAGATCAGCCCGTAGCCCGCCAGCAGCCAGCCCAGCGCCGCCGGCAGCGGCTCGGCCATGCCGCCATAGGCCCCGTTCGCGGCCGCCATCAGCCGCCTGTAATCCGCCGCCGTGCGCTCGTCGCCGACCGCCGCTCGCACCAGCGCCGGCGTCAGCTCCCGCAGGATGTCCTGCTCGCGCATCCATGCCTCGATCGCCTGCCGGTCGATCTCCGCCCGCACCGCCTCTAGCGCGCCCGCGCCGATGGCCAGCGCCTGCGCGCCGTCCGTCCCCGCCCGGATCCCCGCCGCCAGCGCGCCGGAGATCTCCGGATCCCCGCCGACGCGGATCGCATAACCGTACCGTCTCATGCCCTCGTCCCCTCCCTCTGTCGCTCACAGTATCCTCTCCCGCCTGCACGGCCAGCGCATCCACGCAGCCATGCGGTTGCAGTCCGGGTCCTCCGCGTCGCAGTCGTATTGGTACTCTCGCCCCTGCCGCGCCGCGCAGTCCTGGCAGACGATCAGGCCAAACTCAGGCTGCTCCGGATGGAGCTCGCCATAGCCCATGTCCATCAGCGCCGCCAGCGCATCGTCGCTCAGCGCCGCGATCTCTCGCAGCAGCTGCTCCCGGTTGGTCGTCGTCGCCATCAGTCCGCCTCCCCGGCGTCGATCAGCGCCTCCACGTACTCCTTCGCCAGCCCGAGCGTGTATTTCTCGGCGAGCTCCGCGCCGTCGTACAGCACGGCGTACATGGTGTGGTCCCAGGTCCCCTCCCGGTTGGCGTGCGGGATGTGCCGCGTCCGGCTCTCGACGCTGTAAGGCGTCCCCTCCAGCCGGTATTTGATCGTCGTGCCCTCCGCGCTGACCCTGCGCTCCACCTTGACCCAGCGCCGATTGGCGCCATTAATCGACATGCCCATAACACCAGCTCCTCGGCGCGCTCGTCACGCCGTAATCCTCTACGCTCAGTCCCGTCCCGCTCAAATCCCGATACTGCTCGATGACCCACCCGTACAGACCCTCCTGGCCGTATCGCCTGTATCGCGGGATGGCGTCAACCGGCACGTTGGCCAGCCGCGCCACGATCGCCTGGTCCAGGTGCGTCAGGTCCAGGATGCCCCGGACCACGCATTGACCGATGATCTGCCCCGCGTCGTCGCACATCGCCACCAGCAGCGGCCCCGGCTTGCCCGGCCAGGTCTTGCGCAGCTCGACGATCTTGCGCCCGTCCGCCATCATCTGGGCGGCCATGCGGCTGACCGTCATCACGATTAGCGTCTGCCCCTCGGCGGCCCGCTCCGCGTTAATGCGGTCGATTGCCTGCAGCCGGCTCAGTTTCTCTCTGATCTCCATTTGTTCCCCTCCTGTCGTTCGTCGTTCCAAAAGCCTTCCCCCCTGGGGAAGGTGGCGCGAAGCGCCGGATGAGGTCCCCGCCGCAGCGGCGGTCCCCCGTCCCCCTCAATCCCCCGCCGCGGCGGGAGCCGTCCCGCTCCCCTCCTCTCTCTCCGCCTGCCGCGCGGCCAGGCGCGCGTTGATCGCCCATATGGCCCGGTCCACCTCGGCCCAGCGCCTGGCGAGCGCCTCGCCGCCGATCCCGGCATACTCGGCGTCATCGATCTCCACGATGGCCGTGCCGATCGTCATGGTGCTCACGATCATCCCCTCGCCTCCTCCGTCCAGCGTATGCGCCTCTTATTTGCGTTCCCCCCCATAACAGCAATAACGTCAGCCTGGCCCGCTGTCTCTTCTCAATTCCCTACATTGATCAGGTCAGGTCCCAGGGCGTCGCGCCAGTGCGGACAGTATCGGCAGGCAATTTCTAGCAGAGCGCCGGAGAATGCACCTCCGGCGCTTTTGTCGCGCCGCGCGCCTGGCTGCTGCTGCCATTGTCCGCTTTAAGCGGATTTGCAGGCAAAAATAATATAGTCTGCCGGGAACGCATAAAGCTGCTCGATCCGTTTGACCATGTCCCAATCGGGCACCGTTTTCCCCGTCTCGTAGTGCTGGAGCGTGGACACGTTTATGCCCAATGCCTGCGCCGCCTCTCTCTGCGACAGATCGGCGTTGACCCTGGCCGCTTTTAGCGTAATCCTCGGATATCCCATGCGCTCACCTCCTATATTGTATTTTAATCCACTTAAAGCGGAATGTCAAGCCTAAAGCGGAATTATCTCACTATTTTATTGACTTTAGTGGACCTTACGCATATAATGGGAGCATATATAGAAAGGCGCTGCCAAAAATGAGCTCGAAACAGCGTTTTGCATTTGTTAAAAATTTAAGACATTACATGGCATGCCGTCAGGTCAAGCAGTCTGATATCGTCAGCGAGCTCGGTGTGTCATCGACGACTGTCTCCGATTGGTGTAATGGCAAAAAATATCCCCGTGTCGATGCCATGCAGCGTTTGGCAGACTATCTCGGTGTGCTCTTGTCTGACTTGACGTGCGAAGACGATACCGCATCTCATTTGCGCGAGCGTTTGGGCCCTGCTCTCGGTGCCGATGCGCCGGCGGCGCGAAAACTACGCGAAATCGGGCGCGCGCTTGCACCGCCAGAGGATGAGCTTATAGAGATATACAGGCACCTAAACGGCCTCGGGCGTGACACCCTCCTCGGCACTGCTCGCGGCCTGGCATCCAATCCATCCATGCGCGCCACCGCCAGGCGCGTCAATCCCCGCAAGACCTGACAGCCTTCCCCTCTGGGGAAGGTGGCGCGAAGCGCCGGATGAGGTCCCCGCCGCGGCGGCGGCCCTCGCAAATCCTCACGTCTGGAGTGATCCCCATCAACACCCTCGATCCCTCGGGCGCATACTGCGCCTATCTTCGCAAATCCCGCCGCGACGCGGAGCTGGAGGCCCTCGGCCAGGGCGAGACGCTGGCGCGTCACGAGCAGCAGCTGCGGGAGCTTGCCGCGCGCCTGGGCATCCGGATCGCCGCCGCCTACCGCGAGATCGTGTCGGGCGACACCATCGCCGAGCGCCCGGAGATGCGCCGGCTGCTGGCCGACGTCAGCGCCGGGCTGTGGCATGGCGTCCTGGTCATGGACGTGGACCGCCTCGCCCGCGGCGACAGCATCGACCAGGGCATGATCATGCAGACGATGCTCTACGCCTGCGTCCTGGTCGTCACGCCGGGCAAGATCTACGATCCCGCCGACGATGCCGACGCCGAGTTTTTCGAGCTCAAACTGTTTTTGAGCCGCCGCGAATACGTGGCGATCAATAGGCGCATGCAGCGCGGCCGGCTGGCCTCGGCCATGGACGGCTGCTATATGGGCAGCCGTCCCGTCTACGGCTACGAGCGCGTCAAATGCCAGGGTCGCAGGGGCTGGACGCTCCGCCCCGTCCCGGACAAAGCGGAGATCGTGCGCGCCGTTTTTGGCTGGTATGCCGACGGCATGGACGGCCGCGAGGCCGGCGCGGCGCTGATCGCCGCCCGCCTCAACGCCATGGGGCTGCGCACCGACCTCGGTCACCCATTTGAGGCGTCCTACATCCGCAGGATGCTCCAAAACCCCGCCTATATCGGCAAGACCCGCTGGCTCCAGCGGGAGACCACCTATGCCATCGACGACGGCAGGCGCGTCAAGCGCCGCCTGCCCTCGGACCGCGCGCTGCTGGTGGACGGTCTGCACCCGGGCATCGTGGACCCGGCCCTGTATGAGCGCGTCCAGGCGATGTTCGCGGCCCACGACAAGCGCCCTAAAAACGCGATGGCCGCCGTGGCCAACCCGCTGGCCGGCCTGGTCTACTGCGCCGAGTGCGGCAGGGCGATGCAGCTCAAGGGCGATCCCGCGCGGCGCGCCGGGTTTTTGAGCTGCCGCACCCAGGGCTGCCCGACCTGCTCAACCTCGGTCGATGTCGTCGTGGGCGTCGTCCTGGACGTGCTCCGCGCCTGGGTCGCCGGGCATGAGGCCGCGCCCATCGCCCCCGCGCCCGCCGCCGGTGGCGTCTCCGGCACCGCCGCGCGCGCCCGCATGGCCGCGCATCTCTCCGCGCTGCTGGAGCAGTCCGACCGCCTCTATGACCTGTTGGAGCGCGGCCTCTACGACGACCGGACCTATCTGGAGCGCCGCGCCCGCCTCGACGCCCAGCTCCGCGACGCCCGCGCCGCCCTGGCCGCCATCGACGCGCGCCCCGCCGCCGATCCCGTCGCCGCCGCCGTCCCCCAGGCGCGCCGCGTCCTGGACGCATACGCCTGCGCCCCCGATCCCGCCGCGCAAAACGCCCTCCTGCGCTCCGTCATCGCCCGGATCGTCTACGCCAAGCTCCGCCGCTGCTACCGCGGCAGCGCCCCCACCGACCACCTACGCCTCACCGTCTATCCCCGTGTCCCCTCCGCCCCCGTCGATCCGGACTAGGTATGATTTTACCCCCCAGTTTATCCCCAGTTTATCCCCAGTTTTTTATTTTTTTTTGCGTTTTACCTTGACAATATCATCAAACGATGATATAATAACTCATGTAATCAAGAGCAGCCCCGCGGGGCGGGGTGAATAGAAAGGGGATCAAATCATGGCAGACGAGTTTTTGGCCATCATGTTCGCGGGTGCCGACACGGTGCTCCGGATCGCGCGCCGCATCACCGCGGAGGAGTGTGCGGCGGAACACTATGCCGCATGGATGCTGCAGGCCGGCCTGGTCCCGGTGCCGCCCTATGACGATGTCCCGCTGCCCTGCGTCACGCTGGCCGACGCTCCCGACCGCCCGAGCGATGGCATGTTTGCCGGCTGCGGCAACACCGCCTACATCGTCTCGCAGGCCGAGTGGGATGCCTACGTCGCCCTCAACGCGGAGCGCGCCGAAGCCAAGCGGCGCAAGACCGAGTCCGAGACGCGCGAATACATGCGCGAGATCGTCAGGGCGGCGGAGCGCCAGGGCGGCGCTTGCACCCGCGAGGAGGCCAAGCGCCGCGCCGCCGACTGGATCAACGCCTATAACGAGGGCGGCGAGGGCTACGTCCCTCACTACGTCACGACCGACGAGCTCGACGATGCCACCCGCTGGCTCGCCGAGCATCCCGATTAATCAAACCAACCAAAACCAAGCCAGGAAGGGGATGTAATCATGATCAAACTGATTTGGATCGCGCGCAGCGCGAACTCTAACACCGACTCCATGGCCGTGTACGACGACCAGGCCAGCGCCCTTGACTGGGCCAAAGACGCCTACTACCACCTGACCGAGCGCGAACGGCGCGCCAATACCGTCAGCGTGGAGTCCTACGCGGTGGAGGTGCCCGACGGCGACACCCGCACGGCGCGCGATATCTACGACTGGCTGACCGATCCCTACTACAGCGACGAGTGCGGCCCGCAGCCCGATCCCGACGTCTACGGTGGAGCCGACCCGTTCGCCAATCCCCGCACCTATGACGTGATCACCGACTGGAGGTGATCCCCATGGCGCACGACTACACCGCGCCGCGCCGGACCAACGACAGCCCGATCGCCCGGGCCCGCCTGGCGCGCGGCTGGACCCAGCAGCGCCTGGCCGATGCCCTCGGCGTCAAGCAAGCCCAGGTTGCCAATTGGGAGACCGGATTTCGCCGCCCCAAGCTCGACGCCCTCCGGCGTATCGCAGACGCCCTCGGCACCGACCTCGCCGCGCTGATCAGCTCCGGCACCCAAAACGATTAATAAGGGGCAGCATGGAATCTAAGATTCGTCCTAAATCCCATGCTGCCCCTTATTTCCCTTTCTAATCCATCCCATCGTCGGGAGGCTTATCTTCCCTCATGCTCTCCAGCGCCCGCCGCATCTTTTCCGGGAACTTCACTCCCATCAGCTCCGCGTTCTCCAGAATGCTCAGCCCCTCGTTTGCGATGTAGTACAGCACCAGCGAGCTCTGAAACACCGTCGTGCCGTTCCCTATGGCCTTGTCCAGCATTGTGGCCACCAGCACCATCAGCATGATGAACGCCTTCTTCGCGATGCCCACGAACCCGACCTTGCTGCTCAGCCCGCCGCCCTCGGTCTTCGGGCTCTTGCCGCAGGCGGCCACGATGCATCCGCTGATGTAGTCCGCCGCCATCATCACCACCAGGATCGTCAGCGTCACGCTCCACTCGCCGAAGAGCCCCGCGATCGCGCCGGCCGCCACCGCCAGCGCCTTGGTCAGCTTGTCCCACGTCATTCTCATTCCACCTCCGCGAATCTCCCGGATACCCATCCGTTCCGGTTTTTGTAATCGATCAGGTGCCAGCTCCGCCCGTCCGCCTGCCGCGTCACGCCGCCGTAGGGCAGCCGGTCGCCCTGCTTCACCGTCCCGATCACCGTCCCGTTCAGCCCCGGCGCGGCCCGCACGTTCACGGTCGTCCCCGTGATCCTCACCCAGCGCTTCACCTCCTCCGTTCCCTCGGCCTTCCGGATCGCCGCCATCGTCAGCGGCCCGGCGATCCCGTCGTCCGCCAGACCGTGCGCCTGCTGGAAGCGCCGCACCGCCGTCTCCGTGAACGCGCCGAAGTCGCCGTCCGCGCCGGAGGACCCGCAGGAATAGCCCAGCGCGATCAGCCGCTTCTGCAGCGCCCGCACGGCCTCGCCCCTGTCGCCGCGGCGCAGCGTGCCGCCGTCCGTCCCTCCGGATGCGCCGCCGCCGGAGGCCGTCCCTCCGGAGCTGCTGCCGCCGCCGTCCGTCCCTCCGGAGGCGCCGCCGCCGGAGGCCGTCCCCCCGGAGCTGCTGCCGCCCGCCGCCGCGCCGGTGGTGCTTCCGGCCTCGGCGCCATACGATATCATGCTCGCCGGCAGCCGCCCCCACTTCGTCCACGGCCCCGCGCTCACCTTGCGCTTCACGCAGTCATAGTCATAGCCGCGCATCTCCACGGTATACCCGCCGCCGATGTAGACGCCGATATGGCCGCTCTTCCACACCACCAGCCCCGGTTCGTCCGGGATCGTGCCGATCTTGCCCGTCTGCGCGCACAGCTTGATCATGCCGTCCGCGCTCGTGTCCGGGCAGTTGTTCGAGGCGTACTTCGGCGCCGCGCCGAACCGGCCCCCCGCCCAGAAGAAGCTCTTGATCAGGCCCACGCAGTCCGCGCACGTCCGGCCCTCGGCGATCTCCTTCATGTAGCCCGCCTGGCGCTTCGCCGTGTAGTGCGCCGGATACTGCTTCGCCTTCGCCTTGTACAGCGCCTCCGTGCACTTCAGCCCGAACGTGCCGTACCAGTAGACCCACTTCGCGGCATACGCCTTTTCGCAGTATGCCGCCAGCTGCTTGCCCGTGAACATCCCTCACGCCTCCCTTACGTATTGATCAATGCCGTGATCCGCTTGTCGATATACAGTTTCGTATCGGCACTGTAAACGACCGTCACGTCGCCCGTATTGGCTGCAAATCCATTATTGCCCATTGCCGTTCGTATCTCCTCCGGCGTCAGCCGGTACACCAGCGGCTCCGCCAGCCTGTACACCACCTGCGCCCCCGTCGTCGGCGTCGCGCCCTCGGCATAGACGTCCATGCTGCTGATCCATTCCCCCGGCAGCGCCTCGCCGGCATAGCTGGCGATGTTCGCGTCCGTCGCCGTCAGCACCCCCGTCGTCGCGTCCAACACCCCGCCGTAGACCGTGCCCGCCGCCTCCGCCCAGTCGAAGGCGTGATCCCGATATGCGATATACTCCATGTTACCTCACCTCCTCAACCGCAGATG